GGATGCTAACAGTTCGTTCATTGTAGGGAAGCCACGTAGATATTCCCTCAAAGGTATGTACCTAGCCTCTTCTGAGTTGTTCTATGACCTGAAGAAAGGTTCTGAACTGTTTGGGCATCCTATTCCTGTTCTCACAGATTCCATTGTGCGGTCTCTAGCTGGTGTCGCTGATGATGATCAGTACGACTCTCGAACCATCAAAGAGGGTGTAGGTATGGCTATTATCATTCCTGATGACCAGCAAATACCTAGTAATATGTTGTACCAAGCAGATATGCAGGGTCTTCAACATCTTAGAGATGTAATTTTTGGTGACTTGATGTCGCTCATCTTCTCTATGGCTCAGGTTCGAGATAAGTCCATTGTTAAGAGCAATGTATCGGGCTCCGCTAAGAGATTTGATAACGTAGAAGAACAAGGGTTACTAGCGTCTACGGCTATGGACATGGAAATGATAGAGATGCAGGTGCTAAGAAGAATGGCTAAGGTTCGTGACGAAGACTACGAGGGGTACGGTGTAACCTACTCGAAGCATTATGACCTGTCTAGTGCGGATGAGATATTCCAAGACATTACCGAAGGTATGCAGTATCACGCCATGTCTCTACCTCTCATCAAGAAGTTAACTGCGGAATACATGCGCAAGCGCTCTATGCCTCAAGAGGATATTGAAGAAGTAATGCAACACTTTAATGAGTATGGTATGCCTAAAACAGCTACTGACCTAAGAAATTTAGTGGATATTCTACCACAAGAAGAACTTCAACGCCAAGCACAAGTTGGTATTGAAACACAAAGCGAGCAATAATTAACTTATAACCACATTATGAGCGAACAAAACATAGAGCAAGCTGATGCTCTTGAATCAGCCGTAGAGGAGTCAACCTCAAAAAACACCGAACAACAACCCGCAACTGAACCCGCATTTGACAAGGATAAATTCTTTCGAGGTGCGTACAATGAGGGAAAAAACAAAGTCGAAAAAGACGTTGTTAGTAAGTTCTCTGAATTACTGGGAAATGACGTTGAGTCATTAGACGACGCATTTTCTCGCATACAACAGACCCTTCAACCTAAGCAAGAAGAGAAGGGTGAATCTGAAAAGTTGCGAGAACTCTTACAGCAATATCAGCAGGAAGCTGAAGCCGCAAAAGAGCAGTTAATGATGACTCAAATGGAGAATCGCATAAACACTGAGTTTCAATCAGCGTTTGGTGCACTCCAACAAGATAATGAACTGACTTTACGTCAAGACTATATAGAGCAACTGTTCTATAATGAGTACGATATTGAGGAGAGCAACGGACAGTTTTATGCCGTCAAAGACGGTGTACCTGACCTAGACGCTCAAGGCAATAGAAAGTCAGTGGCTAACTCACTCGTTGAGTTTGCTAAACAATTTGCGAAGCCCAAGAAAGTGGGCGCTGGCGGAGCAACTGGTGGTACTCCAGCTAGTAGTGAACGACCTAGCCGAGCAGAGTTTCAACAACTTGTACGCTCGTCTAATCCAGCAGATCGTGCTAAGGCTGAAGAGCTCTTCGGGGCGATGAAAGCAACAGGCGGTTGGGCTGAACAAGCGTAAATCCATCTTATTATGGTTAGGCAAAACCTTAATTGTCATGTTCTGGTCATAGCGACCCAAAAGCTAAATATAACCTTATACCTATAATTTAACTTTTATAAAGACATGGCAATTAATAGCAATTTCAATATATACGAACCAGAGGCGTTTGTAGAGGTAGCTCTAGCTAACCAATATCCAGACCGACCAATGGTATCTAAAGCCGTTACTAACGTAGCTGGCGCATCTATCGAAGGACTCGTTGCAGCTCGTAACAAGTCTGTAAACATCACTCGTGCCGTAAAGCCTAGTGGTTCCCCTTCTTCTTACTCAGGTTCTTATAGTCTAGGAACTCCTGATGCTAGCGAAGAAACGCTAACTATCAACAAGCACTACTATGCTGGTTTCAGCATCGACAAGGCTGACCAGAAGTTTGCGCTTCCTGACTTAGTACAACAGCACTTTGTACCAAGACTACACCAGCTTATTGACCAAATCAATGCTGACGTAAAAGTAGAAGCTCGCAAGGCTTTTGAAGTAGCTTTCGCTGACAACAACACTGACTCTACTGTAATGGACGACAATGACCTTGCAGAAGCTCGTAGAATTATGGCTTCTCGTAAGTTCACTACCGATAACCTAATGATGGTTATTGACCCATTCGTAGAGAAAGACTTGACTACCCTAAACATCTTCCAACAAGCTAACACTCGTGGAGATGCTGGTATTCAGTTAGGTGGAGCTATGGCTCGTGCGTATGGTTTCGACTTCTTCGTAGACAATCAAGGTTCTAGCCACACTGCTGCTACCGTAACTGACGCTGTATTAGCTGCTGACGAAGCTATCGGGCAAACTGAGTTAACCATTGACAATGGTTCTGGTGGTGCTGCTACTGTATCTTTAGCTGAGGGTGACATCGTTACTTTCGGTTCTGCTAAAGGCACTGATGACTTCTACACTGTTGAGTCTCAAACTGGAACTGTATTGACTCTTAAAGAGCCATTACGTAAAGCTGTTGCTGATGACGCTACTATCAACCCAGTTGATATTGCTTCAGGTGACACTGGACGTGAGCAGTTCTTCTATGACCCATCTGCCCTTGCCTTAGTAACTGCGGTTATGCCTTCAGTGGATAGCGGTTCAGGTTCTGGCGTTCGTAGAGCTGCTGGTTTCGAGCCAATGAACAACGTGAACTACACGTTGACTGTAGAAGAAACCAAGTCAGGCGCTGACATCCTTATCGAAGTACTATACGGAGTTAAGGTATTCAGACCAGACTTAGGTGGACGATACATTCGTGGTAACGTAGCTAAAGCGTAAGCTACACTCTAACAACAAAATTGGGGGAAATGTTGTCATTTTTGACAACAGCTCCCCCTTTTTTTAACTACACACAAAACAATACTCATGGCGTTTAGCGACTTAACCCTTACTAGAAACAATATTGATGCACTAGAAGAGCTAACGTTCAAGGGCATTAACGTCACTACGGGCACTACCGTGCTCAATCTATCAGAGAAGGATAACCTAATACTAGGCAAAGCAATTAAGCTCCTTAAAACGGATATTCTTGAGAATCTAAGGCAATACATAAACGATTCTACGTATGCCACAGAGACAGCGTTACTGGATGCTATACACGCTGCAGACTCTGAAGAGCTTCTTGTTGACTTGCTATCCTATAAATTTTTAGAGTTGTGGTTTGCGCAAGACGCAACACACAAAGACAGCTACAGCTTTTCTAAGGCTATGAAGTACTATAACATGTACAACCAATACCTTACTGCTAATCTTAGACGATTAAGTGGTCTATTAGCTAAACCAAAGACGACTCCAAGAGTTCGTTTTATGAGTATGTACTAGTATGGATCTAGGTAGAGTCATACAGTTAGACGTAGAAACCAGGTTTAAACCTCACGTAATAAAAGAGGTGTACCAACAAATTGGCTTGCACTATAGAGAAGATATTAGAAAAACCAACAGAGACGCTCTAGATCCGGACGGGACACCTAGGCAAGAGTTATCGGATAACTCTCCATATTTTTACGCTAGAAACAAGTTACGTGACGTTGGTAACGACGAGCCTAACTTAATCTATACAGAACGAGCAGAGCAAAGCCTGGGTGTGTACAACACCAACGAAGGATTTGAAATGTATCATAGCAACGCTGAATCGGATAGTTACATGTATTTGCATGAAACAGGATCCGGTGGCATGCCTGAGCGTAGACAATTTCCGACAACAGAAGATTCTGATGAGTCATTCCAACAAAAGAACGTAGAATTTGTAGAAAAAGCATTAGAAGAACACCTTAATAAAAACAGAAGGATCGTAGTCAATGGATAGAAACGCAATACTTAGTGGGTACGTAACCAGCTTCAGCTCCTATTCATCTTCAGACGCAAGACCTACTGCGGAAAAGGTATTGAAATATAGTGGTGATTCTTTCGATATTAGAAAGAGAGGTGACATTAAAACCGAAGCGGTTATGTTCAAGTTGATGAGTGGATCTACAGACTATCAAGTAGATGCTGAAAAACCAACAGAACTTAATCAGAGTTTTCAGGCTAAAGTCTACGTAGATCAGCCGGATTCTCATAGCGGTAAAGATGCTGCCTACGACAGAATGTTAGAACTTACAGATCAGCTTATTGATTGGGCAGATACAACGGCAGCAACGACGATAACAGCCGACGTATATACCATTACAATAACTGGTGTTGATACGATAGACGAAGAAGATGGATATCTATCAACAAACGTGAATTTTCAAAGTATAATTAAAATATCCTAAACCAAACACAAGACAATGGCTAAATTTATATTAGACAAAGTTACCATAGGTAGCACTAGCAACTTTGACGGAACAGACGGTGGAGACATCCACGCTGTTGTTGTTGAGGCTTCTTTACCTACCGTAGAACCTAACACAGTAGTAGTTGATGACGGTCAAACTATTAATGAATCATACACTGTAAACATTGAAATGAGAACCAAGCATCAAAACTTTGGGGCTACTAACGCTGGAGATCCTATTTTAACTAGTGCTGTAGTATCCAATGACGGTACGCTTCATACTAAGGCTTATATAAGGTTTGATGGTGCTTCAAACTCATTCAACATTGACACAGGTCAAATTTATTTAAATGGTTACGAAGACTTTAGTAATGGTCGTAGAGAAACTGTATTAACTGGAACATTAGAAGTAATCAGCGCTGCATCTGGATTAACTTCTAGCTAATAATTAGGAGATAATCTAATGAGTAGAAGTCAACTAGAGAAGTTGAGCATTTTAAATACTGCTAACTTTTCCAATCACTTTACTTTTTCTGTAGTTCAAGAGGGTTCAGACGAGGCTTCTCGTCAAGTCCTTAGTATCGAACCAGCATCAGCGCCAATTATAGAAGACGGTCAAACTATTATATTGACTAAAAACTATGATTTAACTGTTAGCGGTTTATTTAAAGAAGATACTATATCTAGCCTGCAGACGTTAGCCGACAATCGTACAAGCCTTGTGTTTGGTGGATTCGGTTTAGGCGGTCAAATACTGCAACTAGAAGGTGCAATGAATGTGAATCAGATTTTTTCTGAGACAGCTTCCTTTAGATTTAATAGTCCTCGTGAAGCCAAAGGGGGCTATGATATTACTACAGTATCTCCATTACATGCTCATACAGGTACAGGAAAACATACCTCTGGCTTATCATATAGCACTAATGGATTTGCTTTGTATAAGTGGGGCGATCAAGATAGTAGTGGTATAGCTGATGGGTGGACTGTAACTGGAACTGATACAACAACTAGTTTTAGTAATAGCATTCAAGTTATAGATTCTGGTAGTAGTACTTTAACTATGACTAGAGATGTATACCTGCCATTTGATGGGAGAGCCATTTACTTTAACATCAAAACAAATACTGGCGACGCACCAACAGGAACAGTAAATATTCAGTTAATATCTTATACAGATGATGGTAGTACTCCAGATGTGACTGGATCCGCAGTTCCTGTTACCGCAGCAGATACTGCATATCAAGCTACTGTGTCTCCATCTTCTAGCGCAAAAATGGTTAGAGCGATAATATCTTTAGCTTCAGGAGCCGATCTTGAGTTTAAAGAACCAACACTTGAACTAGATAGCACCTACAACTTTGTAGAGTTTAACACATAACCCTAAAATAAAGCGAGCAATTTATGGGACGTATTACAAAAGTAACAGGCGAATTTATGGGGGTTCGGTTTGAAGTCAAGCCGACCCCTATTCGTTTTGATAAGGTAGTCGAAGAGCGCAGACAAATGCTCTTGGGCTGGTACAAAGAAAACCATCCTAAACTTCATAAGAAGCTAGAAGACGACAAGGTTTCTGTTGATAATTACACGATGGAAGACTTTGAGGCACTGAACGCCTGGCGTTTAGACGAAGAGTTTCGGGCTAAGTATTGTAAGTATACAGCGGATCATTGCTTGAAGCTAGACAAGAAAATAACCGATGCCACTTGGAAGTCGGATGACTTGGAGCTTGGTACGCTTGAGGAAGCGTGGGATTTTTTTACGAACAGGCGACAAGTACCTTCCAATGGAGTCGGAGTACTTTAGAGTCATTAGACTTGCTCGCACCTAATGACCTAGTGGTTGAAATTGGCGGTACATACACATACTACTGTTATGTACTTGCCGGTTTCGATCCATTGCGAGCTAAGGAACTTGAAGCCGATTGTTCCATAGAAGACATAACCAAAGCAATGATGGCTCGTGAGGCTTATCACAAGCCAAAAGATAAATAAAACACTATGCCAGAGTTAGTATATAACGTCCGATTCGAAGTAGACTCATCTAATCTAAAAAAGATTACATCTGGCATTGACCCAAATGCTTCTAGGGAAGTACAAAATCTCAACCAAGAGATTCAAAGATTAAAAGACAATCTAAATAAAATTAAATCTCCTGCTAGAGACGCAACAACGGGAGCTTCTGCTGGATTTTTAGATTTAATGCAAAACGTTAAGACTACCACGTCTGAAGTTCGAAAAAACACCTCTTCATTTAAAAAGAGCATTGTAACAACCGATCAGAGTACGGACTCATTCATAAATCAGTCAGAGGCTCTTCTTGATGGGTCGATACAACTTCAAAGGTTGCGAGAAGAGTTAGAGGAAGCTGCCCAACAAGAAAACCTTACCGACAAACAAACGGAGCAGCTAAATAACACTATAAATAATTTAGCTAATGTTCAAAGAGCTGCGGTTAGTGCATCTAATAACTTTAATGACGGACTACAGGTTATAGAGCATCAAGCCGGAACCATGAATAAAGCCTTTGCTGGATCAAATCAAATATTATTTTCTTTTAGTGATTTAGTACAGGATTCAACTCAGTTCAGTCAAGGATTCGCACAAGGTATGCGAGCCATTGGTAACAACGTTGGATTCACTGCAGAGTTGTTTGCTAACCTTAGTAATAACGTTAAGAGACATAATAAGTTAGTAGCGGATGGGGTTCTTCAGAATGAAAAACAAATGACCACGTTTGGAGCGTTAAAGAATTCTATGAAAGGAGCCGGTGGAGCTTTAATAGCTATAAACACGGCGGTTATGCTCGGTACTTTAGCGTTTCAAATGCTAGAGAAGAGACTTAAAAAAGTAACAGAAGCAGCAGATAAACAAGTAGAAGCATTTTCAGAGATAACGAAGGCTTTTGGCGAGTTTGATTCTGGATTTGACGATCCTCTTGGTATGAGGGCTAGGGAGCAAGAGATAGCTATGCTCCAAAATAAAATAAAAGAGGTTCCTGAAAACTTTAAGGAATTAGAGAGCGGCATGCTGGCTACTAGCATAAGGGCAGCCGGTGGGTTAAATCCTTTGATGTTAGGTCTGGCGTCATTAATGGAGGCTTTTCCAAACGCTTCTTTTGAGATAGGTGCTTTATTTGGTCTTATTGAAGATGAAGCCATAAAAACAGCTGCCGCTCAAGAAAAATTTAATGATAGACTAAAGGAGTTATTAGAGGCTAAAAAACAATTTGATGCAGAAGTTGCTAATACTAGGGGTCTTCAAGGATTTTTAAATGTAACTGAAGACGCAGCTAATACCATGGCTGTTTTAACTGCTTCTCAAATGGAGGGTATACAGGTTAATGGAGAGTCCTTTAGAAGCAGAGTAGAGATTACAGCAGAATTACAAAGGCAAATACAAGCCCAGGCTAATCTACTAAACTTCGAAAACTTATCATCTGAGGAAAGAGCTAAACATCTTTCGTTGATGAACCAACAGATACAATTATTTAATAAATTAAATGATCCTGTTAAGAAAGCATCAGAGCAAATTCAAGATTTAACGTTTTCTACTACAGCCGGCGTAAGCGAATTTGCTAAGATGAATAGGGAAACAAATAAACAAATCAAAGATTTAGAGGAATTAAAATTAAAGTTTCCTGAACTATCAACACAAATAGATGCAGCTAAAGAATCTGTTACATCATTTGCCGAAGCTCAAGCCACAAGTCTTCAGTTTGGTAGAGCAGGAGAACTTGCTCAGATAGCCGGTGTGTATGGAGAAATATTTGGAGCAAGTAAAGAGTTTAGGATAGCTATGGCTACCATTGAAGGGGCTTCAGCTGTAGTAAGTACCCTGGCAGATCCAAAGCTAGATACTTTTACTAAAATAGCAATGTCAGCTACTATTGCTGCTAGTGCTATAGCTCAAATAAAGCAAATAAAAAGCACACAGCTTGGAGGATCAGCGAACGTTCAATCACCATCTACTTCTCAAACCGCACAAGCCCCACAGAGAGGTTTTTTTGAAACTGATTACGACGCCTCAGGAGGAATTAGCAATAAGGCTAGTAGCATGATTAGTTACAATCCAGTTAATCCAGATTTTATGTCGAGCACAATAGTTTTTGAAGGCGTTCTTGATGATGAGTTATTATCCATGAGAGTAAAAGAAGGAAATGCAAAAATAGAAGGATCAACGAATTATCTTGGAGATTAATAAATGCCAGTATTTTATGCTGTATCATCAAATAAAGTATCGTTACGACCTATAGATATAGAGGTTGATTTTAGCATATTTCACAATACAGCCACGACTACAGGAGCTACTTACGAAATTTGCGAACTAGGTAAGTTTAAGTATGATTTTGATTTAACGACTGACGTAGACAACGTTGATAAAATAGGGATTAGAGCTGGCGCAGTAACCATATCATTTTTTGATAATAACGATGCGGAATATCCAAGTATATACGATATGTTGTTTTCATCTGGAACAGTGCCTCAACACATAGACGCAGACATATCCATATACAATCCATCAGGAACATCTACTCCTGACATTATTAAGTGTAGATTTAACTTAAATGATGTTTCGTATGATATAAATGGGCGTAAAACAACAATAGCGTTTAATCCGTTACGACCTAGTGACGTTACTGATTCTATTGCTGATATTATGGACGGTTCTAGCCAGAATGTTTATTTTGGAGCGCCAGTAACCACTCCATCCTATCCAGACGGCATGGTAGTTAGAGACTTTATAGATGATATGCTAGATGAGATATACGGCTCTACTGGCTCTAATACTATTATATCTAACCTGTCAGACACAGACCCCGACATAGGAGAGCGAGTCTGGATGGTTTTGCGAGATAAACAAGACACAGAAGACCTTCTTACGGCATCGGAACAATTAGCTAATATAGCAGGAGTTGAGGGAGCCGTATTTGGCAATATGCTAGGTCAAAAAATATACTTTGCTAGAAATCTTGTGGGTGGTCAAACGGTTACGATGAATGAGTCTGATTTTAAAGATTTAAAGTTAGATAATACCAGACAGATGAAGTACAAACAGCTAACGGTTACTCATGGTGATTTTGGGGATTCGTCTACAATAGGTCTTTTAGACCCTAACTCTAGTAAAACGGCTAACTTTTCATTTAGACAGGGTAATCTATCAAAAAGAGAAATATCTAACGATGGTCCTGTTTTATTTAGCTATAGATACAAAGATGCCTCCAACGTAAACGAGCTAGACTATACAGATGCTACATTGGCTCAGTTTGGGGTGGCATCTTATGAAAAGCTATTATTGAACGAGTATATACCTAGAATAAGCGGAACAATATTTGATTGCACTAAAATTAAACCGCATGAGTGCATGGTTATATCTTTTGGCACAACAAAAACATCAAGGCTCGTTGGGTCATTAGACGGAACGTATAGGTTTTCTAGTGTTACATACGACTTCCAAAAAGATACAATGCAATTCAACGCCTATAAGATAGCCTAACCATGTCCAAGCTAACAGATATCACAATTGTTACGGACGCAGGCGGAACTGAGACATTAACCATTCAAAATTACGCTGAGACGGACGAACTCCAGTTCTGGGGGTCAACATTCGATGAGGCATTAGATGGCTCGTTACGAAGCAATTTCAGGGACTTTAGAAGAAGCGTAGAACTCACATACAATTTGTGTACGACCCCTGACGATTACAGAAGGATTTGCAATAACATAGCTACAGATTTTCTTAATGGTTCTACCTTTATATATATCGGTATTGATACTAGTAGTCTGTTTCGTGTAGTTTTAGACGATGACTTTGCTCATCGTGTTCAATACGCAAATCAACATGGTCTGTTTGTTCCAAAGATTACGTTCAAAGCATTTGACTTGGGCGTGATTATAACACTAAACTTTGAAGATTGGCGATTTATTACTGAGGCTGTAGACGAAGCTAGAGACTATAGACTCATAACAGAAACAGTAACGCAGTCTTTTGATTATGGCTCTATCTAGTAAAATAAGCACAATATATATTAGGAAGGCTGGTGGAAGCAGTTGGAGTTACACGATAACGACCAATAACTTTACTAGCGACATTGGTCAAGTAAACTTTGGTAGTGCTTATGACGAGGCTTTAGATGCCAGTTTAAGGCAGAATCTTCGTGGCTTTCGATTTACCCTAGACTTGAATTGGGCTAAACTGTTATCATCAACGTTTGCTGGTAGCGGTGGGGGTGGCAACACAGCCAGTGCCTTCTTGCAGGATTTAGTTAGCGCATTTACGGGTGGAGATTCGTATGTAGAAGTATCGTTTAGTGGTTCTTTTACTACGCTATTTGATGATACTAACGGAGCTACCGCTAACGCCTTCAAATTTATCCTAGACAGCTCTAGTATTACTACAGCATACACCAATCAAATAGGTCGTGGCTCTGCTAACATTAAGCTGATAGCGCAAGAACTAGCAACGACCATACCAGCAGCACTCCAAGCACCTAGCGTATAATATATGGCAACGGAAGTAAAACGCAGACGAGGCACGACATCAGAACACTCCTCCTTTACTGGTGCTGAGGCTGAATTAACGGTAGACCTCACCAAAGATACGGTAGTTGTTCATGACGGTGCTACACAGGGTGGGTTCCCATTACTTCGTGAAGACTTTAGTAATGTACCGACCACAGCTCCGTTTACGCACATTACCCTAGACACCGCCATCTTTGATACTACGTATACAGAGACAGGTAGCGAGACGCAGGGAACCCTGTATTGGAACTCTGATGAGGAGACCCTTAGCTTAGTAACGAATGGCGAGACCATTGAACTAGGGCAAAAAGTAGAGATACACGTCAAGAACCAAACAGGCGCTCAAATCAATAAGGGTGAGGTGGTCTACGCTTCAGGCACAGTGGGTAATTCAGGGCGGATTCTCGTAACTAAGATGATAGCGGATGGAACCGTTGCTGCTAAGCGTGTATTGGGTGTTGCTGCTGAAAACATAGCCAATGGCGCTGATGGTAAGGTCATTAAGTTTGGTAAGCTACGAAAAATAGATACGACTGCGTTTAATGAGGGTGACATTCTCTGGGTTTCTACTACGGTAGCTGGTGCGTTTCAGAATACAGAGCCATCTCAATCCGCTGGAGACATAGCTTTACCCATTGCCTTTGTCGTTACGGATTCAGCTAGTGTCGGTGAAATATTTATTAGGGTTACCCCCATTGATGAGAACGAATATCAAAACTATGACGCTGGTCTCGCTGACATAGCAGGGTTAACGCCTACCGATAGTAACTTTATCGTAGGAGACGGAACGAATTGGGTAGGAGAGTCTGGAGATACGGCAAGAACAAGTTTAGGATTAGGTACAGGAGATTCACCAACCTTTTCAGGTCTTACGGTTAATGGTAGTATAACCGTAACAGGAAACGTAGATGGTCGGGACATTTCAGACGATGGCGCTGACCTAGACGAGTTATATACCACAATAGGATTGAGCGCCCTTACAGCGGAAGAAGTTAACCAACTGGAGAATATAGGTGAAACCACAACCATTAATGCAACCCAATGGGGGTATCTTGGAGTCCTAGACCAAAACCTTAGAACAACGGATGCCGTAACATTTAGCACGGTTGATACGGGTCAAGGTGCGAATGAACTATATGCAATGAACCAAGACGTTCAAACAACAGATGCTGTTACGTTTGCTACGGTCAATACTGGACAAGGCGATAATGAGTTGTACGCCATGAATCAGGACGTGCAAACTACCGATGACGTTACGTTTAATGTGATAGATGTTACTGATAAAATAGAGAGTGATAGCGGTTACACGAGTGGCATCACGGGTGCTGGTACGATATACGACATGGACGATGGTAACGGCTCGTTCTTTGAGATTGATAATATGCGAGTTCGTAATGAGCTACGAGCGCACATATTTAAAAAAGATATTGTTAAGGCTAGTAATGCGTACCTGTTTATTACGGATGCTGCTGAGATAGCAGAGACTAGCGTAATTGTAGATACCACAGATACGTTTAGAGTATTAGACGGTGACGACAACGCTACGTTTAATCATGGTGATTTATTGTGGGCTAAGAACATTGACGATGACGCTTCCCTACAAGTAACAGGAGTTAAGATTGAGGTGTCCGTTCAACCACAATTTGTATGGGACACATCAGAGGAAGTTTGGAATACAAGTACTATTACTCCAAATTCTTATACAGAGTTTGCTTCAGGTACGGTATCAGGTGGTATTCACGATGGAAAGACTTATACGGAATACAACATCTACGAAGTTACAAGTGGTGGAACTCTTAACGCAGGCGACACCATTGTACGAGTTAGTGATGGTTCTATCCTTAATGATGCGTCTAGCCAATACTCCCCATTTATCGACATATACGATGGGGTAGAGACGTGGGCAGACTTTCAAAATGTAGATAAGACTAAGGTTCGTCTCGGTAATTTAGAGGGCGTATCAAACGCTTCAGGGTATGGACTATACACGCAAAATGCTTTCTTAACGGGCGCTTTAGTAGTGGGAGACCTTACTAAGGTAGGCAACTACCTAGAGTATTCGGGCGGTAATTTAAGCGGTGTATTTAACGATATAGACTTTGATTCAAATACCTTTAGCCTAGAGACTACTAATCTACGCATAGACTCACAAGACGAGATTATACAGATAGGTTCGGGCGATTGGGTAGAACTTGGAAACTTAGGAAGTAGTGAATATGGATTAAGTTTAAACTCTAATAACTATTGGAAATATAATACACTAGCATCCACCTATTTCTTTAAGGTGGGTAGTGCTACTAACTTTATATCGTTTAATACGGCTACCAATGTTTTAGATATTGAAACGAATGAGTTTTCGCTTACTGCTGGGTCAATGACTATTGATAGTTCGGATGGAATTACTATTGGAGCGAATGACTTTTTTAAGCAAGATAAAACGTTCTCTTTTGGTGGTGGTATTTTAACTGGTAACGGTACTAGTTTATCTATAGAAACTACTAACCTAAGCATTGACTCTGCTAACGAAATAATTACTCTTGGTAGTGGCACAACAGTCACGCTAGGTAAAATAGACGCTAATAATTTTGGTTTATCTTTAGACGCTAACAACTTCTGGAAAGTATCGTTTGGTGAATACTTCTTTAAGGTAGGTAGCGCAACTAATTTTATATCGTTTGATACAAGTAGCGAAACATTAGATATAGAGACCAATACATTTGATTTGAACGCTACAACGCTTGTTATAGACAGTGGAACAAATAGTGGTAAAATAGCACTTGGTTCAACACCTCCTACAGCCTATAATAGCGGTACAGGTATTTATTTTGATGGAACGGGTAAAGCCCTTATTGGTAATGCTGCTGGTAACAAAATACAATTCAATGGCACTAACATCGATATGCAATCTACTTCATTTAGTTTGTCAGGAGATGGTATAGACATTGATACTGCAGGAGCTGGAATTGCATCACCGAATCCAACCCAAACACAATCTAACTTGAGCGTTGATTTTAAAAGTGCCACAAGTGGAAGTCCAGTAATAAGTTCTGATGTTGATTTAATAGAAGGCGAAAGAGTTAGGGTTCTTCAAATAGTATTTGATTATGATATTAGTGGAGGAGACGCTGCTTACGACATAAGAATAGTTCCTCAGTTTAGAGATTCAAGCAGCGGTACTTGGTCTAATCCAGCCATGAATTTACCAATAATTACTTATCCTAGTACAGCAAATTCTTACTTTAATACAAGCCCTTTAACAGCTACGTTAAGTGATGAAAGTACAGGTAGTACAACTGAATTTAAAATACTTGGCGGTATAACTAGTATAACAGATAAAGTGTCTATATATATAGCAGCAGACCCTAATAGTATTGATTATAACACCTATGACGCATTTAGATTTATAGCATACCATCAAGGTGGCGCAGAAGTTACTGGTTCGTTTAGTGGTGATATGTACGTTAGAAAGTATTGCCCAAGTACAGCTATAAACCCAGAAGGATTTACCATTAGACAGTCTGATACTATCTATCAGGAAACTGTAATAATGCAAGACAAATTACCTATAAGACAAGACAAAACATTATTATTTGTATGACACCAACAGAACTATTAGAAGCATTAAACCAAGACCTTAGAAAGCTCAACGTTAATTATGAGGCGCATGCTCTTATCCAACAAATTATACAATCCTACAAACTTCGTATTGAAAAAGAACAGGATTCGTAGCTACCTTTGTAGCATCATTCTTTCAACCCTAAAAGCGGATTATGGCAAAACTAGAATCGGTAACAATAGCATCTGGAGCAGCAACGTCATCTAGCGTAGATTTTCAACGTAGTGGAGACCAATTTGAAATCGGCTCTCTAGTCTTAGAAGGCACGTACACGAACACATCATTCGACATACAAGCGGAAATTGATGGAACGTGGTTTGATATATACGATACGTTTGGCAATAAGTATGCGGTATCGGTAGCAACTGGCAAGCACTCACTTCCTGCGGATGTATTCAAAGATGTAAACAAAGTAAGACTCAAAGGCGCTTCAAATGAAGGCGCAGAACGAACGGCTAAATTTTTATTAATAGATATACTAGATTGAAGTTCTTAGTCTATATATCGCATATACGATGGGGTGTACTTTCACGCTCTAATCAAGTTTGGAATCAATCAACAATGTATTTTGACAAGCACTAAATTATGGATTTAAGAACCACCCAATTAAAAGACACATACGGTAACCTAGTAACTACGGGGACAACGGCAGGCGCTCCAACTAGTGGCGGACTACAAAACGGTCAAGGTACATTGCTTACTTCGGTTGGGATTGGTATGAATGACCCATCTGTTGAATTAGAAGTTGGTGGTAGTTCAAACACACAAATATTGATAAGTTCAACAAGCAACACGGGAAATAGCCAATTATATTTTGGTGATTCTGATTCTGATACTTCGGGTGTTATTTTATATCGACACAATGGCGATAGTATGGCATTTGAAGTAAATGACTCCGAAGCCATGCGTATCGACTCAAGCGGTAACGTAGGGATTGGTACTACTGATACTAGCGGATTAAAAACGCTTATTAAAGGAGCAACGGGTTATCCTGCAACAAGTGGAACAACTCAAACGGGTGTTTTAAGAATTTCAGGCGGTACGGGTTTATACAATGTTTTGGATATGGGGGTGAATGAATCAACCGATGTGGCTTGGATGCAAGCAACTAGGGCTAACAGTCTTGCAATTTATGATAAACTTGCTATTAACCCGTATGGCGGTAACGTAGGGATTGGTACGGGTAGTCCTGTTGCTAACTTGCATATAAAAGATTCATCTAGTTCATCTGATGTAAGAATTGAAGATAGTACTGGAACAACTACTTTATATTTACAATCGCAAAATGGCTTGGGCGTTATTGGAACTCTTACAAATCACGATTTACGGTTTGATGTAAACGATTCCGAAGCCATGCGCATAGACTCAAGCGGTAACGTGGGGATTGGGGTTTCTCCAAGTAGCAAATTAACTGTGAATGGTCAAATAGAAGCATCTTCAGATACTACCACTCCTTCAGGTGGTAATGCATATTTTTATAAATCGTCAGCAGGTGCAGTTGTTTCAGGATTCAATACTATAATTGAAACGGGAGGCTTAGGAAGTAGAACAGAAGCAATGCGCATAGACTCAAGCGGTAACGTGGGGATTGGGGATAGTACAATAGCAAATCCTTTTTCTAGTGCATATTCTAATATTTTACAAGTGGGTACTACTTCTGGAAATACAAG